GCGGTTTTTCCGATTCACGATTTTATTGTACATTCTGAAGTTTTGATTCTGGGATTGATTCCTGCTTCATTATCTTTGTTTGTTTGCCATAGTTATTTTTATGGAACCACGAAATCTCTTTGTTTTATTATTGGCTTTATTTGATTTATTCGACTTTAGTATATATTTATTGGATTTTGAACCACTCATTGTGGTTGTTAAATTTTATCTCAAAATTAATTGATTCTACGATATTTCCTGTTTATATGCATGTGTGATCTTGCTTTATTTCTAATTCCCAATTTATGAAATTTTGTATTGCTGCGTGTTTGAACGAATGGCCCTTATTTAAGGTGCACCATGATTGAGCAACCCTCGATTGAATGCTAATTGGAACCCTGTTATTACAATACCGATTGTGTAATAGGTAATAAATATTCGGTGCTGCAACTCAAGCTGTTACTACTATTTCCTCTTTGGCTGCGACCCTGGCCCCTATTTTACCTCAAGCTGCTGCTGTGAATGAAATGATGACTGTTGCTAAGGATGTTGGTGTGATTGATACAATTACTTCTGGAATGGATGATGTTTTACCTAGTGTTAGTTTATCTTCTGGTTATACTGCTTTGGAAGGCCAACAAGCCCAACAAGCTACTGCTGCGAAAGATATTGTGAATGTTGATTCCCATGATGTAGATACTGTTTCTGATGTTGAATGGGATATAAAAGCCCTTATGGGAAAACCTATGTTATTTAATCGTATGTCTTGGTCTACTTCTGATGCTTTTTCCCAAATTACTTTTGTGCCTATTGTTTTGAGTGATGTTTATAGATTAGTTAGTTTAATGGGTAGATTTAGATATTGGCGTGGAAATATGACTTTTCGTATACATGTGACTTCTACTAATTTTCATTCTGGAAAAGGAAGAATTATTTATATACCCCCATTGGCCCCAAATACTTCCAGAAATTCTACTTATAGTTTTAACCGACTTTGGTCGATGCCCTGTTTAGAAATTGCTGCAAATTCCCCTGGATTACATGAGTTGAAAGTACCTTTTACTAATCAACTTCATTTTTATGAACGAAATTCTACGATTGGCCCTGATTATGGACAAATTGCTTTTATTGTGACTCATCCTTTGAGTGTGCCTGAGACTGTTCCTTCTACTGTTACTTTAGTTTTTACTTTAATTTTAGATGATGTTTCCGTGCGTGTACCTAGTAATAATGCTGTAGCTTTACCTGAAGTTGCGAATGTTCAATTTTATAATAATGAGAGTGTGATTGGTCCTTTAACTTTGGATGACTTTGATGATATGCCTGAAACCCAAGCTTCGAATTCTTTGACTCCTGTTACTGATCGAGTTAAGCTTTCTTCTTTTAATCCCTTTCTTATAGATGGTGAATTTTTACCCCTACCAAAACTTGGAAACTCTACCCCTGGAACCGGTGATGCATCTAAATTATCTGGTGAAGAACATGATGATTCGATTTTAAATTTTTGTAAACGATTTGGTTATTTTAACAATATTGCCTGGACTACTGCACAAACACCTAATACTCAATTGATGTTTTGGAGAAATACCCCCGTAGGTGCTTTGGGAGGATGCCCCCCTATTAAATATGCTTCACTGTGTGCCCAATATTGGCGTGGATCCCTTACTTATAAAGTTCGTATTTCAAAACCCCGTTTCGCCCAAGGAAAATTGATAGTTACTTATACCCCCCGTGGTCAAGTTATTTCTGCTACCACGGAAGCTGATATGGAAAAATATGTTTTGGTTGTGGATATTTCTGAGACGACTGAATTTATGTTTACGATACCCTATATGGATGATATGGAATGGAAGACTGTTGGAGACCCTAATGTTAATAGTTATTTATATAATACTGGTACTGTTACAATTAAAGTACATAATAGTTTAATGATGCCTGCTTCTTCTACTTCTTCTATAATTTTATATATGGAAATGTGTGCTGGCCCTGATTTCCAACTTGCTAACCCTATTGAACCTCAATTATCTTTTGCTGTCCCTACTAATGTTTTTACTACAGA